TTAATTTCCATTGACCATCTTGCATAGCTTGACGCATATTGACAAATTGAAATAATTTAGGCTCTCCAATATTGTAAGCAACCTCTATAACACAGTCCTTAATAACTTCTGGTACTTCACAATCACCGATATATCTTTCTGCTGCATGAAGATAGACAAGAAAGTCTTTTTCAAATTGTTGTTCTAAAACTTCTTTTGGATATTCAATTCCAGGTTCATAAGGATCACCATCAATACACTTATGGCCATATCCGATAGTCATAAAATCTTCTTTAATGGTTTCACCATTAGCTCCTCGGTACTCTAGGAAGTACCCAGTTGCAGAATAACCTTCACTTTTCTTGATCTTGTCTTTTACTTCTTCGTACATTCTATTAGTTTCTCCAAATACCATTTTGCTTTTTTTAAATCTTCAAGACCATTCTTTTGTTTATGCCTTACGACATATTTCACAATGTTGCCTTGAAAATAATCTAATTTAAATTCTTGAATAAAGTCTGATACTTGGATTTTTGTACCAATATAATATCCAGGATTTATTTTATCTTCAGATTTTTCCATTCCATCCACCATTCTGTTCAAGTGTCATTGGGATCAGTTGAGGCACACCATTTAATATTACTGCACAACCAAGAGTAGGTCTGCGAATGTTTACTCTTGAATAGGCAAAGGCTAAAGAATGTTTGTCTATTAAACATCCTATAGTCATTCCCCACCTAAGTTTCTCAGGGGAGTTCCAGTACCCTAATTTAAAATCCGTATGATAATGGCCCTGGATAAAATTATATCCAATAGACATAGATGACTTAACAGGATCTTTGTTCATGTTATGGCAAAAATAATATTCACCATACATATCCTTAATGACTAATCTATCGTGCCACCTCCACTTAGTGTGATCTACACCAAGTATATCAGCATAATCTTTTATAGCTTGTTCAGGAAAGCCATGATGTTTTCTTTTTCTATAAACAAGTGAACCATGATTGCTATGCAATAGATCCATTCTTGGAAATAATTTTTCTAGTTTTTTAATTTTATATTGTGCTAATTCTAATTCTTTAGTAGCACTTGGTAAATCCGGATCGCTATCGTGAAAAGACAAAGCTGAGTAATCGACTTCGTCTCCTATACAAACCACTCTTGAAAATTTATATTTTTTACTTATTGCCTTTAAAAAGTGATAGCTATGTCTATGACTAAATGGTTCATGCAAATCACTCACGCAGAGGATATTTGACATAATAACCTCCTTTAAATTTCAGGTGTGTGTTTTGTTGTGCAGAAAGTCGTTACATACACATTAGGTTGTTCCATAAATGAGTTTGCCAACCTAGCAGATGCCTCTCTACACTCTTCTCTTGTATCGTAAGCTCTGTCATACATTATTTGATCCACACAAGTTTCTTCTAATGTTGTGTATGGGTTCTGAATACACAGCCAAAAAATAATAAACATTTTCATCTATCGTTGACTAAGTGTTTCTCGATCCAAATAATCTTTTCTTTTATAACAGCAATATCTTGCTGCATCTGAGATATAGAGTCTGCTTTTTTCTCGACAGCTTCTAATCTTTGACTCCAAGTTCCCCAGGTAATTAACATAGAAGCAATTATAACTATGTAAGGCGCTATGGTTTTCATATCAATATTCATAGTTTTCTTAAACTCCTAATAAATTCTGCACCTTCTATAGTTTCAATATCAGCTTCTACTTTGGCACAAGATATCTGAACAGTATCGGACATATTTCTTTGCATAATTCTTTTTTTCTCTAAACAATCATTAACACCATCAGTTATTGTGTGTTCAATCATCTGTCCTTGTGAAAATAATAATAATGCTATTATGACTTTAGTTACCATTCATTCTTACCTTGTCTTTTAGATGTTCTATATCTTCTAATGCCTTATCCATATCAGCTTGTAGTCTTTTTATATTGACCTTATTATGAGACATATTTTCTAAGTCCTCACTCATGCTTTCTACTTGGCCTGAAATAAACTCAAGCAACATAAATTGTTCCTGGTCTATAGGAGTCTGGTCTGCGTTCTTGACGAGATCAGCTTCAAATAATGTTGCTCTTGTTTCTAAGTTATTTATTCGTTCTTGAATTGAGAAGAAAGCCATTGTGCCTACTGCGATTGCACCACAGATAGCTATAAGGTTTCTCATCGGCATTGAAACCGATGTATTGTCTGATATTTTCATTTACCGACAGATACATTCTCCACCACAATATTCACACATAGTTTTTCCTTTACATATACAATCATAATCTTCATTACACTTGCACATAATTACCCCTTTGGATTTGCGTCTTTGACTGCTTTAATTCTAACTTTCCAAGCATCTATGTCTTTATAGATCTCATCAAGCTGATCGCCAATATCACCATAAGCTGCTTTACGAGTAGCTCTTATAGCATTGTTAGCTTCTTCTGTATCACCATCAGATGTATATGTAGCAAGTTGGTCATCAGTTGGTTGTGCAATATCTAAGTTCCATTCTTTAATGTATGGACCTTTGCCATCTGAATCATCTTGCAACAAAACATCTTTAGTAAAATCTACATCAGATATACCATTAGCTTCTGCGTAAAGTTTTATTGTTGTTGATAGTTGTGCCATTTGTTTTTCCTTTCTTTGTTAAGTTATTATTTTAGTAGCTCCAAAATGCGTTCCTTTAACTCCTGAGCCACTATATGCTGGAGATCCTGATGTATTATTAATGTATGTATAAACTTCTAAGTAATCACTAGTTCCATTCATATCTACTATAAACATTCCAGTTCCAGTTCTTTTATATTCATCAAAAGCATTGTTTAAATTTTCTTCACTCATCATGGCGTAACTTGAACCATTTTTATACAATGCTACATACAATTCTCTTAATTGACCGACTGCATTAGCATTACCTATAACAGTAGCAGTAACAGCATATTTACCAGCAGTAGTTGGTGTGAATCTATAATTAGTTGAATTATCATAACAATTATCTGTATCAAATTCTTCAGTTCCAAATTGAACTTTAGTCCAGGTATCATCTGAAATAGTTGTAGCTCCACTTGAATATGCCATAAAAGCTGGTTCATTATCTACAGCTACAGCACTAGGCAAAGCAGTAATTGATGTTAATGAGTTGTTGTTTAATCTAGTTATTGCCATGCTATGCTCCTATTAATTTATATCCAAAAAATCTTCCCCAACTAGAGGATAGCGTTTCATCGTGATTAGCTTGTTGTAGTGTTACAACATACACAGTATCAGCAACAGATAAATCTAATTGAGTTGTAAAATTTAAACTTGGATCAGCAGATGCGTGTTGTGCTTGACACAGATCACCATGAAAATCAACAAAATCACTATTGACTTTAAAATAAGTTTGAAACCTTGTACCAGTTCCATTGTTAGGGTTATTGTATGCAATATGAGATGTAAATACATATTTACCAGCTTGACCACTAGGTACAGTAAATTTATATGTGCTTGTATCAAAAGCCGAAGCTGTATCATAAACTTCTGAATTGAACGCAACTGTAGTGTAAGTGTCATGTGAAACTGTTTGATTACCACTCATTTTTGCAAAAAAAGCTGGAGTATTCTGACCACCTATATTGTTAGTAGTAATACTTCCTGATCCATTAGATATTAATAGGTTGTTTCCACCTACATCTTGTATTGTGTTTACTTTTATAATTGATGTCATGTTATGCTCCTATTAATTTACTTCCTGAAAACCATGTTTCTTTTTGATTTCTAACAGCATTAGATGAACCCGCTACAAATCCAAATACCTCACAATAACCATTTGTATCTAAAAACATTTCGCAAGAGCCGTGAATAATAGTTGCACCAGTAATATTTAAATCTGAACCTCTTTGGTACTCCGAACCATTTTTATAAAAGAATAAAATTACTCTTGTTATAGTTCCTTGAAATCCTAAAGAACATTTAAAACTATAGTAACCACTAGAGGGTGCTACAAATCTGTAATTAGAGCTATCCCATGTAGAATTTGTATCGTAAAGAGTATTGTTAAATTGTATTTTTGTGGTTGAAGCATTACTTAAAGATTGATCCGTGCCATCTCTATATACACTAAAAACTGGAGTATTAGTAATAGCACCACCACTAGAGATAACACCACTACCATTACTAGTTAAGAGTTCGTTACCACCTAAGTCAGTTATTTGATTTGTTTTTAATATGCTCATGATCCTATCCTGTATGCTCCAAAAAAACTATTTGTATCAAATGCACTTTTTGAGCCTCCTGTAGTTTGTCTTACATAAGCCTCTAGATAATCACTACTTCCGTTCAAATCTATAACAGCCTCTACTTGTGCAATAATGTCACCATCTCCAGCATATCTATCAATTGACATTTTTATTGTACTACCATTTTTTCTTAAATAAATTTGTGCTATTGTATTAATAGTTCCACCTTGTATGTTTACCTGACCATAACATAAATATTTACCAGCCACAGTTGGAGTAAATTTATAGGTGCTAGTGTCATAACAACTATTTGTATCATAGGTTTCTGTATTAGCTGGAAGTTTGGTTTGAGTGTTATCACTTAATGTTGTACTTGAACCTAAATATGCTTCAAAAGCTGGATATAAAAAATTACTCTGCACATCACCACTACCTAAAGCTATGGTTGATGCGTTGCTAGATCCCAATGTCAGGGTACTTGTTCCTGAAACTGAGTCTATTGTGTTGGCTTCTATTTTACTCATAATACTACAAATGTACTCCCTGAAGGTATAGTTAGTGTGCCTGATACTGTGATAGAGCCTACTGCCATACCATTATCGCCACTCGCTAAACTAATATTGTTAAATGTCTGTCCGTTTTTTGTAAAGAAAGTAGAAGATAGACTTGATGATGATACTGTTCCGTCAGTTGGTGTACCAATATCTTTACTATTACCAAGAACTCTACCACTAAAAGTATCTGTCGATAATGGAGCAGAACTAAATGTAATAGTGCTACCTGATATAGCATAAGCTGAAGTGTACTGTACAACACCTGAGATAGATATTAAGGCATTAGCATCTGTCTGAGGTACAACAGCAGTACCACCACTTGTTAAATTAAATGTTGTTGTTGATCCATTAAATGATGAAGCTATGTCATCTAAAATACTGTACTGACCTGAAGTTGGATTGACTCCTATATAGCTCAATTTGATACCTCCTCTGGAAATGTGTATGCTTGTACTTTCTCTACAGTATCTAGTCCTGTAGTAGCATCACGAAGTTGTTGTCTATAAGTTTTCATAGCATCAGACATCACTACATCTGAGTTTGCAGTCCAATCTGTTTTAGCTAATAAATTGTTTCTATCTTCTCTTAATTGTGCTAATGCTCTATCTAAAGCACCATCATTCCATGCTTTTTCTTCTGCTTGTCTAAATGCTAATTCCTCAGCAGTCATATCTTCTACTACTGGTTTTCCTAATCCTATAACTGTTACTTTTTTCATTATTCTTTTATCCCATATACTTGTATGTCAACAGTGCTACCATTACCTGTATTAGCACTAAGTTGAAATCCATCAAAAGAAGTTGTGTCATCAAACATTAGTCCTCCATAGTGCATTCGCTTTGCTCCTGAACTAGCTTTGGAATTATAATGTGCTGTAACCATTGTATAGGTAGATGAGCTAAAAGGATTAAATATATACATAAAACCTTGCATACCTTGAGAATCTAATGATCTTAAATCTGCGGCTAACTGAGAAGAAGTTCCATTAGCACCATGTGTTTGTGATAGAGAAGCGTCTTGTACACCAAATCTAATCATAGTTTGATAATTAGCTGATGTGTTTGATGACCCTCCTGTTCTAAATCTAAATTGACAATTATTCCCATTTCCTGCTATTGCAAATTTAAAAGTTACAAAATAATTTAAATAAGTAGCACTAAACACACTATCAATATTATAATCTGGAGCATCTGTGGTGCTTGTTAAAGAGCCAGTTTTAACTAATGTTTGTGGTGTACCAGTAATAGTTCCAGTAAAAGCATAATCAGAAGCTAGATTTAATTTAGTATTTCCTACTGCATCATCAGCAATCTTAGCTGTACTAACTGCTGTGTCTGCTATCTTAGCTGTAGATATAGATCCGTCTGCTATATCTGCACCAGTAAGTATAGAATTTGTTGGTGTACGCCCAATATATGCCATGTTATCTCCTACGAACTAATAGTATCTACGAAACTCACTAAGCAATCGACAGCACTAGCTGTGTTTGCGTATGCTTTTAAGACATCACCATTTTGTATTACAATCTTAGAACCTGAGTCTATTAACTCTAGTGATCCTCCGACTGGTATGGGTGCATCTTTAATAACATTAAATGTTGTTCCACCTGATGTGATTACAACAGAACCAGTTACTTCTGCTGTGTGTTTGTTTACTAATCTGATTGAAATCAATGCGTCATCAGAGTTTGAAGTGACTATTGTTGTCGGTGATCCTGATGAGTTTGAAATCGAACTAGCGTATGATCTTTCAAAATCTTGAGCCATTGTTTTCCTTTCCTATAAA